AGTGTCTGCGCTTGTTGATGTTAGAGCACTACTAATCAGATTTGCTGTTAGAATTTTTGAGTACGCTGTAGCATCAACTGTGTTAACAACATCACGTAACTCCCAATTGCGATTGACTTCATTCCAACGTATTTGACCGTCTGGATTGTCTATGTCACGCAAAGTTGCGGAGGCTAATCCTGATGTTGAAAAATCAATTGCTATTGGATAAGCACCAACTGACGCAACTTTGAATGTGTTATCTGTTTTCTGGACAACACGATATATTGTGTTGTTTGATAGACCTGTTACGTCAGTGTTTAGTGAAATAAAAGCAACGTTTTGACCGTTATTGAAACCATGACCATTGCTTGTTATAATGTCACTTATTCCGTTTATTGATGCTACACTGTTTGCTCTGTTGATAACAAAACCTGTACCACTACCTGCACCAATAGTTTGTTTTGTTGTCGCTCTTAGTTTGATTGTGTCTGTATCAAGAAGTGTGGCGCCCACAATAGTGAAGTCACCACCAACCACTAAACTTCCTGTGATTTCACCGGATGCGAGTGTTGTTACACCGGCAGTTAATGATTCAACTGTAGCTAGACCAGATGTGTACAGTAGTCTTGTCGTCACTGCATTAGCTGTATTCAAATTACCTGATGTTGTATTACCAGTTACATTTAGCGTTGTGCCAACGGTTGCTGATGTACCAACAGCCAATGTTGTGCCGACAGTTGCTAGACCTGAGGTGTATATAACACCTGTTGTTACCGCATTAGCTGTATTCAAATTACCTGATGTTGTATTACCAGTTACATTTAGCGTTGTTCCAACAGTTGCTGATGTGCCAACAGCCAGTGTTGTGCCGACAGTTGCTAGACCAGATGTGTGTAACAAACGTGTTGTTACTGCATTAGCGGTATTCAGGTTACCTGATGTTGTATTTCCTGTTACATCTAGCGTTGTGCCGACAGTTGCTGATGTACCAACAGCTAGTGTTGTGCCGACAGTTGCTAGACCTGATGTATGTAACAATCTTGTCGTTACTGCATTTGCAGTTATCAAATTGCCAGCAGTTGTATTTCCTGTTACGCCTAGTGTTGTGCCGACAGTTGCTGATGTACCAACAGCCAATGTTGTGCCGACAGTTGCTAGACCTGATGTGTGTATAACACCTGTTGTTACAGCATTAGCGGTATTCAGGTTACCTGATGTTGTATTTCCAGTTACACCTAGTGTTGTGCCGACAGTTGCTAGACCTGATGTGTGTATAACACCTGTTGTTACTGCATTAGCGGTATTCAGGTTACCTGATGTTGTATTTCCTGTTACATCTAGCGTTGTGCCGACAGTTGCTGATGTACCAACAGCTAGTGTTGTGCCGACAGTTGCTAGACCTGATGTGTGTATAACACCTGTTGTTACAGCATTAGCTGTGTTTAGATTACCAACAGTTGTATTTCCTGTTACGCCTAGTGTTGTGCCGACAGTTGCTGATGTACCAACAGCCAATGTTGTGCCGACAGTTGCTAGACCTGATGTGTGTATAACACCTGTTGTTACAGCATTAGCTGTGTTTAAATTACCGGCAGTTGTGTTACCGGTTACGCCTAGTGTTGTGCCGACAGTTGCTGATGTACCAACAGCCAATGTTGTGCCGACAGTTGCTAGACCTGATGTGTGTATAACACCTGTTGTTACAGCATTAGCTGTGTTTAAATTACCGGCAGTTGTGTTACCGGTTACGCCTAGTGTTGTACCAATAGTCACTAGACCTGAAGTGTGTAGAACACCTGTTGTTACTGCATTAGCGGTATTCAGGTTACCTGATGTTGTATTTCCTGTTACACCTAGCGTTGTGCCGACAGTTGCTGATGTACCAACAGATAAGTTTGAACTGACATTAGCAAATGTGCCAACTGTTAGATTTGATCCAACAGTTGCTGATGTACCAACAGATAAATTTGAACTGACATTAGCAAATGTGCCAACTGTTAGATTTGATCCAACAGTTGCTGATGTACCAACAGATAAGTTTGATCCAATAGTTGCTGATGTACCAACAGATAAGTTTGAACTGACATTAGCAAATGTGCCAACTGTTAGATTTGATCCAACAGTTGCTGATGTACCAACAGATAAATTTGAACTGACATTAGCAAATGTGCCAACTGTTAGATTTGATCCAACTGCCAATGTTGTACCAACAGTTGCTGAATTTCCAACAGCCAAATTGCCTGTTGTTGTATCACCCTGAACTGTCAATAATGCTCTTGATGTTCCTGAGCCACCATAAACAAAAACATTTCCAGCAGCATTTGCTGCAACATTTCCAACTGCAAGTAGAACAGCATTATTTGGATTAGCATCACCTTTGATCGTCACATTACCCGAAATAAATGCAGAGTTTGCTATGCCCACACCACCCGCAATAACTACACTTCCTGTTGCGTTTGATGATGTTTCTGTCGCATTTGTTACACGCAAAGATCCTGTAACTGTAGCATTGGATGTATTCAGATTTCCTGCGGTTAGATTTCCTGTAATAATACCAGTGTTGTTTGCAAACAGGCGATCAGTCGTTGTTGTACCACCAACAACAACGTTGGTGTTTGATATCACATTATTGGTTGTGATAGTTCTCGTTACTTGAAGATTTGTATTGACAACCGCATTGTTTGCAACGTATAGCGCAGTTCCTTTACCATAGATGAATACATTAGCTCCAACGTTTAGATTTCCAGTTGCAAGTTGCTCAGAACCTAGTGCTATGTCTCTACCCACAGTGATGTTTGATGAGAATAGTGCACCATTAGCAACAGACAGTGCTGTGCCTGAAGCTGTAATTTCAACTACCGCAGTACCTTCTATGGAAAGAATGCCGCTAGTCTTGTCGTAGTTGCCTGTTTCTAGTGTATTCAATGAGTTGGCAGACTGGTTAGTCTGTATACGCCATTCATCAATAGTGTTATTTCTTGTGATATTTGGAATTGTCATTATTCTTTACTCTGTTGCAACAGTGCAGCTAAAAGGGTTTTGATTTCTCTCATGTCGTTGGACATTTCGGAAACCTGTAACTTTAGATTATTTATCTCTTCATTTTTGCCATTTAGTCTACTGGCGAGTTTTTTTCTGGCCTCATTTTCCATCAAAACGGAGCTTGCTGTGGTTAGCAATGCTCCTGTCTTGACGTCCTTCACAAAATGAGTTCCTTCAACCTTCACTCTCATATTAGTCCGCGGGCAAAGCAATGATTCTTAAATCTTTCACTTTCGGAACAATCGTAGGATCGCTTGAAGTCATCACGATCTTGATTGCAAAAGTTTTGAAATTGTCATATGTAACTCCATTTAAAGATGTATAAAGTACCTCATTGGATATGGCTGATGGACGGAACTCATACTCTGTGAAATCTGAGCTAGTTTTAGATGCCGTAGTTGAAGGATTCATACATACCATTTTTTGATATGAACGATCTTTGAATATTGTTGTATCTGAAGAATTTAATATCTTGTAGAACACACTAATCTCGGAGTTTCCTTGCTTATTACCAGCTAAGAATACTCTTATATCGCCAGCATCAAAACCATCAGCCAAGATGATTGGTTTAGTAATATACTTGGCTTCACATGGTCCAGAAGATTCATCAAACTCACTATTCAGAACAATAGTTGCATTAGCAGTCACTGTTGTTCCCGCATCACCGACCATTGGATATGAAATTGTGAAGTCGTCCAGATAACCTGATCCACCGGACGTCACAAATATTCCAATAACATTACCGTTTGCATCTACAGAAACGTTAGCGTTAGCGCCCGCTCCAGATGAACTTGTGATAATAATAGAATTCGCATTTGTGTATCCGGAACCACCATCAATAATGGCAAAATCGCTTGAGGAAATTGTGCCGTGGTCAATAAAGTTCTCCCATACGTTGATATACAAACTTTCCTGCGATACCATTGGAGAAATATGATTTGATGTTGTTGACATATCAAGACTAATTTTTACATCGCCTCTGTCACCAACAACTCTTCTGCGATTTCCAATAATAGTTGACTCATCTGTGCCAAACGTATACACTTGATGCGGAACGACATTTCTATATACAGTCTCTCTTGTTCCGCTCGCTAGTTTAGTTATCATTTTATAGTTTGCTGTTGTTACTCCATCAGCCAATGGTGAAATAGAGTTTTGCAACAATCTAAATTTGTCTGCATTGATTTGTGCGCCCAGACGTTCATTGTCAAAGACAAAACTTACGCTTCCTGTTGTACTAAATGAGCAACGATTCAATCTAAACATCAAATCTTCATTCAAGAATGGAACGTATTCCATAGTGTTTTGGGATTTGTATAATGTTCCAATGTATGGATTTGTACCAATAAACTCATTGTTTCTAGTTATTCCACCCTTCTCAGCAGCCCACAGAACATAATCTGGCGATTCAGTCAATACAACAAGTGCGTATAAACCTGGTCTTAAAAACACAGGTGAACTAAATGTGAATCTGGTTGCGGATGCGGTTGTAGCTATTGCAGGATTCTCAGATACATTTACTTGCTTAGGATACAATGTTGATACAGACTCTGGGTACCAATAGCTTGAGCTTGGTGCACCATTCACTGTTGGACGAATTTGGACCCAAACCGGAAGATTTTCATCATCTTTATTTCTAAAGAATAGATCGGTGCTGTCCAAGAAAATACCGTTTGGATAAACTTGTTCATCAACAAAGAATGTTTGAGCTAATGGATCAACAAAATAAGGTGTGGATACAGTTGTTCGTGATGTTGACGATAAAACTCGATCACTGGTTAGGGTACCCACAATCGTGGAGTTCACATCAGTGTTGAATACTGTATCAACCAATGTCGATTTATTGACAATCATTCCTGAAGATGTAAAAACTTTTTCAGAATAAGAAATTGCATCAGCATCATACGTGTTGTTAAACGATTCTGTTACACGGAAAGACCTTTGTCCAGAACGGAAAGTTGCAGACGGAATAAAGAACGCACCACCAACTTGTCCTTGTCCATTAGAGCGGTTGTTTCCAAAACTGTAAGAATATGTTCCACCAGCATAAGTTCCTGCACCCGATACTGTCGCAACTTTTGTTGTTGTGTTGTAATTGGTCACCAAGAATTGTGCACCAATTCCATTTTGATTTGCAGTGGAGTGCACCAGATAAATTGTATTTCCTGAAATATTCACAGATGGAGCATCTTCAGCCAATGTGATTGTTGTTGAAGTTACGCCACGTGTTACACCAGAACGATGCTCCAACACTGAAGATATTCTCAATGTTCTTCCACTGTCCAAACCATAAACATATTTGTTCGCTAATGTCTTACCTGTCTCATTAATAATGGAAACATTAGTGGAGTTGCTTTCATTTACTGCAACATATGCGGCACTGTATGAATCTCCGCCCGATAAGAAGCTAGCCAGATTTGCTGCCAATTCACCAACCGTGTTAGCTATGAAGATTGTTTCACCCGTTATCAGTGTCGTATTGGCATTCATTTGAACACGATTCGGCACAACAACATACTTATTCACATCAACATCATCAAAGAATGTGTAATATGTTGCACTTGGACGCATAGCATCCGAAGAAAACAATATTTGTCGTGGCTTCATGTATGGTTGGATTGCCAAATCTGTGACAAAGGTTCCAACATCAACTTGTGATGATGATGTGGAAATTTGTTGTTGTCTCAGTTGAGCGCCCGATGCTATAACGCTTTGGTCAGATGTTGTCGTAACTGTTTGCCAAATTCCTGATCTTTGTCCATTAATTACAACACCATTATTGAAGTCCTGCAACTGTGTCTGCTGAACGTCTGTAGTTCTTCTAGTTTGATACCATTGAGAATCTGCAACTTGTGCAAAAGGACTATTTTTGTCGTTTGCAAATTGTGGATTTGTGTCTGCCAAATATTTGAATGCGCTATTGACAAAATTGAATGCATTTTCAATACCTTGCGTAGAGTTCAGTGTAACTCTTGCAGTTGTTCCTGTGTCAACATCGCCCACAAATTCTGGCCAGAGGCGTGTTGTGCCTCTGAATGCTGCGAACAAAGCATTTGCTATCGGAATAGATTTTGTTGCATATGGTTGTTTTGCCAACTCAGTTTGTGTATATGGAAGAGACAACACTTTTTTATCGCCGTTGCCATTAAATTTTGCAGTTGCTGTAGTCAACGCTGTGTTTGCGATCAGCTTAACTGTACGCATAAGTGATGCCGCTTGCAATTCACCGTTATCTATCAAGTTACTATTGTCTGTTCCAACTTCCTCTCTTGACGCTTGAACCTCTTTTGTTGTGAAGTTGTCAACGAGAATACCATATTTGGATCTCTCTAGACCATTATTATCAAGAATTTTCAAAGATGCCGTATCTTTTTCTAGTGCAGATAATGTTACGTAATACTCAAGATTTTTGATACGGTCATCAAATTTGCCAATATCTCGCATCGTATATCTACGGTGATTTTTGAAATCTGCACGAATATCTTTCACACTGTCTGTGTATGCTGGAATAAACACAGTATAGATCAACATGTCGTCAGAAGAAACATCAGTTGTAACTGGACTCAATGATGCTTTGCCTGCCACAACAGAGAATTCTCTAGATGGTTTAACAACAATTTGATCAATTCGTGACAAATAATATTCAAAACCAGTTTCAATTGTTTGTAGTGGCTCAGGATTGATTGCACCAGTAAGTGCTGTTCCACCAATAGCTCTCGTTGGTCGGAAATCAAATGCTGAACGCATTGAGATTAGTTTGCCATCTTCAGCACTATTGAATGAGAAAATGTCATCATATGTAAAGTTTGATCCATCTTTCAGATATGAGTCAACTGTAAACATACCATCGTTTTGTGGTGATGGTGCAGATAGATGTTTTAGATAACGATACTGAACAAAGATTCTGCCACGAGGAGCACTGAATCCACGCTTCAATTTAATTGTTGCGTGATCATAATGTGTCTTTCTCTGACCATTATCAAAATCATAATTTTGTGTAACATCATGTGCGGGCAATGTCAACATAGCTGTTGTTACGTTTGCTGCTGTACTAAACGAGTCTGTAATTCTAACAATTTCTATAACATCTGGAACTTGTAAACTTACTACGGTACCTGGTGTTCTTAGTTGCTGTAGAACTGTTGTGTTTGTGAAATTGGTTGCACCAATATCCTCAAATACTGTGCCGTCAGTAAACGCAGTGTTGGTTGCAGTATTTGCGTCTTCTAATGTATTTGCGCCACCCATCTCAAATGGAACTTTTGCATGTAAATTTGCCCCAGTTACTAGAGGAATCTGTTGTTTGCCGCGTATTGTTCCTGTTGATGAGTTTTCTGCGTTATTGATTTTTGATGTTATCAAGAAATCTGCTTTAACTCCAGGCACACGAATATCAATCTCAAAACTGCTTGGACTCAAGGCTGTTACACTATATTGATTATTAGCCAAGCTAACTACTGTGTTTGGTGTGATTCCAAATTGTGCATTGGTGGTAGAATCTGATCTAATAAAGCAAATAATGTTGTTTAGAATCAACTCGTCTGAAATAGTTCCCGGTGTGGTTGAGAATGTGAAGGTGTCGGTGCCCTCAGCCGTGATAGTAAACTTGTTTGTGCCAGCATCGGAAGTTCTGTTCGCATAGATTTTTTTGGCAAAAAAATCCATATTGCTAATTGTACTTGCTTTTATTGCAGGATATGGAACCTCAAAAATTCGACTTGTTCTCTTAGGTTCATTGATGTAGGTAAATCCTGTTGCAGGATCAATTGAGTCTGAGTTTATATTTCCTGCGAAAGAAATAAAACTGCCTGTATTTGCTACAACAGATTTTGTTGTTCTAACATCAGATTGAATTTGAATTGTATTTGATACTGGAACAAAGCTCAATGCTGATGCCAAATTGATCGTTGTTGCGTTTGAGCTAACAATACGAATTGGACTTAATGATGCACCTAAACCATTTGTGATCTGAAAATACATGTTTGCATATGCATTAGCTACGTTTGGAGCTAATGTTGTTGGCAATTTTACTTGCAGTGTCGTTGATCCGCTTGATGGAATTGTGCCTGTTATTGGTGCAGTATTGGCATTGAATACGTTTACTTTGAATGTGTGTGTTGTGCCTAGATTACTATCAGTTGAATCATTGTAACGCATCATTGATGCATTCAATGTTCCGATCTTAGTTGAGTTATACTCGGCCGCGCTTGCTGTTGAAATATTTTGCAAAGGAACACAGTGCATGTCCAATACAGGATATGATGTGATATCCATTGTGCCTCGCACATCTTCAATAACTAATGAGCTTTCGTAGTTTGTTGAAATATCATAGTCTGTTACTGAAGAAGTCTCTCTAGCGCGAGGAATTTCAATTGTTGTTGGTGATATCGTTTGAAATTCATATCCACCAACGTATGCTTTACCTGGATCCAAAATCACGTTGAACTTGCCGTTAGCTGAATCGCCCTCTTCCAATGAAATCACAAATGGATCAATGGTGTAATTTCCCGACTCATCGTATGTTCTACGTGCCAACAGCTTTTCAATTTCACTGTATATTGGATAGTCAATCTCTTTTGTCTTCACATCATCAACTAGACGAATAATTTCAAAAAATGTTGATGTATCTGCGGAATCTATTGTTCTTTTCGCGAGAGATGTTGCGACTTGATAACGATTTGCGCCAGGAGCTTGATAATTAAATGCGCCCTGTGCTGGATCCAATAATGATGTATCGTCAATCTCATCCAGAATATTATCATCAAACTCAATACCAATCTTGTATGATGGCTTTATGTTGACAGATGACTGATTTTCACCAATTCTGTAAAATGTCTCCAACACCAAGAATTGTGGAACAACTTTGACGAATTGACCCTTGAAATAGTATATTCCGTCTTGTATGCTTGCGACAATTGAACCACCAACAGCGTTTGCGGCACTTAGTGTGGCAAAAATGTTTTGACCGAACACACGCAGGCTTTCGCCATCAGCAAACCGATCACCACTCAAATATTTAATAATCAATATAGGATTGGTTGTTGTATTGTCTAGTGCAATAACCCTAGCTCTAACAAACTTACTATTATCAAAACTTACAATTGTTTTGTTCAAAAATTCGTTTGGGTCGATATCGATGCCACTATACTGTGTTTGTAAAACAATGTAGTTTGCTTTTCTATCAATTGAAATTTTTCCACCGGTTATTGGGCTACCACTTTTGAAAATGTGGTTACCAAATTTTTCAATTTGGTTTGAAAGAATTGTTTGTAGCTGAGTTAGCTCTCTTGCCTGAACAGAATATCCTGGACGGAAAAGAACGCGCATGAAGTTTTTATCTTCATCAAAGTCGTCATAATATGGATCGTAATTGAATAGAGTTGTCATTTATTCCTCGTTAGAAACTCAGTATGAAACGGATTCTTTCCGTCTGTGAGGGATCTCTCGTGATTGGTAATTTATCTGATATGTATAATATTTTTCCAGAGTATAATTGCATTGTCGGCTCCGTCACATTGTTGACGATTCGGATTGCGCCACTATTGAATCCTTTGATCGCTGAGTTTGTGGCCAGTGTCCCTCTAGCGTTGTTTACAAAAAGTTTGTTTTCCACAATATCAAAAGATATGACATCCGCAGTGAAAGTTGCTTCGCCAAAAGTTGAACCCTGAAATACAACTTCATCCTCTGTGTAGTCTCCTACACCAGGTGAAACTTTGATATTTTTATATAATGTATACACGCTGCCGGTTGCTTGTGAGCCTGCTGATGTTGTAGGATTCTGTATCAAAACAATCTCACGGAAATCATTGTCTGTGGGAAGAACACCAGCTTCATTTTCTTCAAATTCCACATTGAACATTAATGTTGTTGCGTTCAACTCAGACTCTGGATCATATCCGTGACCACTTGTGGGCGCAATAGAAACAACAGCACTCGCGCCACTGCCTGTTCCACCAGCAACGTCATTAAATGTCAAATCCGCGTATGTGTAAAAATTGCCTCTGTTTTGTATGATAACATCTTGTATTTGACCACCAGATACGTTGGCCCTCAATACAGCATTTCTGCCATCGCCATCTATGGAAATAATGGCCTGTGTTGTTCCGTTTGTGTAGTTGTTTCCTGAATTTGTAACCGTAACAATATCAATTGATCCAGCCTGAGCAGCACCTGTGACGAATCTATTTGTTGATATTGGCATCCAGTCATCGGATAGATATTTTTGTTTTTGCGTTGAAGTTAGTGTATACATGTACTTCCACTTGTATCCATCACCAGTTGAAATAAAAGGTTCTTCTAATGATGTTGTGGACAGTGTTAGTTCTGGTTCATTTGTTGATGCAACGTTAGCTGTATTGGCTAAGCACTTAAACACCTGATCCTTCGAGTTCAACACATAGAAGTTAGTATTTGCTTCATATGTATTGTAAATTGCGTTGGCTGTCCAGTCGTTTCTATCAACAACAAAAGATGCATTTTCAATTGAAATCTGTTTAGCTAGAATACCTTGCTTATAGTAATCATTGATATCTGTTATCGTTTCACTAGGAACGTCTGGAATCTCGGTTCCAGCATTCCATTGTAATTGCTTTCCTATAAATGCATATATGTAGGATTTTCTGACGGTAGGCAGATAAGAGTTTGCTGCGATGTCAAGTAGGTTGTAGACCTGCTTTGCGAGTAACGTTCTGAAATTTTTGGTAATTAGTGATGGCATAATTCTATTTATCTCACTTTTTCTATTCTAGCCAGCAAATTATTTCCGTTGCCGCGTATTTGTGTTGTCGTAAAAATTGTGTTTGCATTCACAGTGTTTACTCTAACAACTTCAGGATAAATCACATTTATTGTCGCAGAAGTTGATGTTACATTTATTGTCGTGGACAAAATTGCATGTGAAACGTTGACAACTTCTCTAACAGTGGCTGTATTACCTGTGGACAAAAGTATCGTATCGCCGTCTTGTAGGTCGTTGATGAAGTTTACGCTGTTTGCATTTCCAAACATGACATTGGAGCCGGACACCACATTTACTGTGTTTGATATTCCTCTACGAACGGAATCAACAATAATAACATCACCAACGTTGACGATAGATACTAAATTAGCTGTTGCACTTGTGCTGATAATTTTTGTAGTATTGAACATCACATTGTATGTGTTTGGCAAGTCATCAATTGTCACATAGCTTAGTGTATTGGCTATAGTGATGTTCTCATTATTATCATCCATTCTATATGTAAATGTTTTTGTGCCTAATGGATGAACAATATCATTCAATGGCTTTTTGAATTTTGCATAGTCCGTTGATGACTTGATTACGTATGAGAAATTATGGTATTTGATGCCATCCTGAAGTCTCTTATCTGAACTTGGTTGGCCATCAGTGTTCAAGTAAATGCCTGGATATCTGATTAGACCATTTTCAAATTTAGCTGTTGCTCTTGCATTACCATCACCATAAAACACGGATGTTACCACGTTTGCGGTAACTGCTGCAATTGCAGACTCAGAATCATACTTGATAATTATATCGCGATTTAGTGTTCCGATGTAGTTGAAAATTCTGAGTGTTAACGTTGCATCATCATAATTGTCAACAAACGCCCTGAACGTGAAGTTTGTGTTTGACGTTCCTTGATATACAACTGTGTTTGAAACAAACAGTTGGCCTTCAGTCACATTTGATAGTAACAAATCAGCATTTCTCAGTGAGATTATTGGTGCGGAAACATAATCGTATCCAAAGCTAGTTATCTTCAGTGTAGTAATTGCGCCAATTCTTGACGTGGACAACTGATACTCATCACCCGAGCCAGTTACCTCGGATACCACCAAAACTGCACCTTGACCCGATGTTGATTGTACGGAAAGTGTGGGAAGACTCTCATTCGTATATCCTTCACCACCTATAACATATGCGCCTGTTGAATGCACATTTATTGTTGCGGATGTTATTATTCCTGCAGAAACATTTACATAACCATTTGCGCCATATCCGGAACCGCCGGTAAATATGATACTGTCGCCATTCTGATAGCCTGTGCCACCATTGACAACTCGTATTCTGCCCAATGATCCTATTTTATAGAGATCATTTCTATTGATCTTATATACTTCCAGAATTCCTTGCGCACCACCAAATCCAATATCCACAGGAAATGTTTCATTGAAAAATAATGTATTTGCCGTAACGTCAGAAACTTCTCGAACTTCCTCAAACTTGTTTTGCACAAAAAGTCTAACATAATCACCACGCTCAACATCTACTGTAAAGTCTTGACCTGGTGTATTATCGACTATAATTCTAGAACCCTTTAGTGCAATTGCGGAAGAAATTATTAGTGAATCTGAAAAATCCTCATTATATAAACTGTATGTTTTGATTGTAGGTTTCTGTCTATAACCGCCGCCGCCTGTGTCCAATAGAACAAACGATATTGGATGAACCGAAAATTCAGAATATGTCGATACGTTTTGAACAGTGGATGTTTCTATTGCTGCTATGGTTATTGTTGCACCGTCCAACAATGATACTGTCATGGTTGACACATTCACATTTCGCGTATTTGATGTGTCAACTAAACTTACAGTTGCTTTTGCTTCTTGACCAAGGGATGAAGCATCTATAAAACCTCCTTTGAAATCCACAATTGATGTTGGAGTATCCGCATATAAATCATCCAAAGGATTTCTAAATCCAAATCCACCATCTGTGATAAAAAGATTTTCTACGCCACCACTTGTCGTCTCCCCAACAAATGCAATCGCACCAATTGGATTGTTTGCTAGAGGATTCAAACCACCAACAATAGTTACAGGATCACCCTCAACAAATCCCGCTGACGTAAATGTGCCGCCGGTATAAAATGCGCCACGGAATCTAGGATCAATTTTTATTTCAGATAGTGATCCAATCAGTCTAGAATTAACCGTAACATTTAAATTTGTTATTGGATCGATATAGTTTGCAACTATAGTTTCGCCCGTATCAAATAATCTTTTGACGTTTGACACATACAACTCAATGTATGTGATACCCAACTGTCTATCAACAGACTGTGTGACTTTTTCAACAATCGCGGTGGCTTTAGATGTTTGTCCAACAATCAGAGTATTTTCTATGTTGAAAATATTCAAGTCGTTTGTGTCTACACGCAGCGCCAGCGGAAGAACCCATTTACCATCAGATGCAATTAAAATTTCATCTTTGGGATAATAAATGTCAATGTTTTCGTTGAACAAGGCTCTGAACAAAAATTTTATAGAGTCTTGTGTGCCACTTGACTTATAAAATTGCGTGACCAACTTCAGAAACAGTCTTTTATCTGAGACTACTTCTTGTGGAAAATATGGCAACAAATCATTTTTTAACTTATCTAGGTAGTACTCATTCGCTTCATCAATGTCTTTAGATAGTTGAAGTTGATTTATTCCACTAGAAACATTTTGCTGTGTCTCCAACCATTCATAATATTTCTCAAGGAATGTTACGAATACAGGATAGTCATTTCTAACAAAGTCGGGTAATTGTGTTCCGACAATTGTTGATGTTTTTACGTTTGTCATTGTTATATCGCGACAGTTTTGACTGTAATACTTGTTGGATCATCCGCATCCAGGACCAACATCTTATCTAGCTTAGATTGGATGATCTTTATTCCTGGTCTAATGTGTACCATAATGTCGCCAAAACTATTGTTCACAGCAATAGGATTAAATGCCTCAATTGCTATTTTACCTAACTGATAGTCGATTGTGCCAACAACGCCATTATTTCTGTTAGCATTTATTACAATTTTTGTGCTTTGGCTACTTGTTGCATCTGTTTTATAGTAAGCAATTCTCACTTGACCATATCTACCCTGTAAAACACCTAGTCCTGATGCTAATCTTCCGCCCCCACCTATTATTTGAACAGCAACGGATGTGTATCCTATACCAGGATTCGTAACATTAATCTCAGTAACTTTACCGTTCACGACAACCGCAACAGCTTTGGCTCCTGTGCCATCACCAATAATTGTTACTGTTGGTGTTGATGTGTATCCAAAACCCGTGTTCGTAATTGTGATTGATTCTAGTCCTGAGAAAGATGATGGCACTTCCTCAAAGAAACACTGTCTCTGTACGTTCGTTTCATCTAATAAAGTGAAGTCGGGTGAGGAATAAAAATTGTCATCGGTTGTTCCGCGAGCCAATTCCAATCCAAAATCCAAAACATAGTTGTTGGTTTGTGTCAGACTTGGTCTAAACTTCTTAGCAACAAACGCTTCAACCTCATTTGAAATAATGGCTTTATCATATGCATCAATTGCAGTCTCAAGACCTGAATATCTAAAATAGCTGTTGAATTGATTCAAGTTTATATTGCAGTAATTTTGCATTACTGTTTTTGTACCAACAATCAATTCTGAGTCTGATTTTATGGTTTTTGTTTTGTCGTAGTAAACGACAGCTTCAAGTTTTAGGAAGTTGTAGTTTACATCAACGATTTCCGGATCAACGGTCAATATACTAATCGGACGTATGATATTCTGTGTTACAAAGTCTTTTTCGGTTTGCGTTACCTCAAAGCCTAATTTTGGCTTTGCAGCAATGAACACTTTGCCGAAAACTGGTGGCTCATTTTCTTCTCCACCCCATACGTTCACTGCTTCAAAAGCAGGATATTTTTGCTGGATGATTCTAATGTAATCATTCTTGGTGACAGCGCGATTCTGTGATAGGAGACTTAGTGGTGCAGCAAACTTTATCTGGTCCACAGTCTCCCTATTATTACCGCCAGAAGCGGCTAACTGGGAATTCACTATGATGGAACTCAATCCACTGATCGGAGTTGTTGAGATAAAATTGTTAGACTTGTTCGCAGCTTCACCATTAGTTAACAAATACTGAACATCAACTACACCACCATCGGGTAACTTTTTACTCAAAACGTTGTCACCAAAATAAATTTGGTACTGGGCGTTGTTTCCCTCTTGCAGATAATACACAGTGGAATTAGCAGATAAACCGAGTGCGTCTGTTGCAATTGTATATACTGTACTGTCTGAGTTTGCTGATGACTGTCTCACACTTACAGTCAAAGTTGATGTGTCAACATTGCTGTCAGGAATACTAAAAATTTGTCTTGGATTACTTGAATAACTGTTCGTATATGAATACTGAACATACTGTCCTTCGTATACAGGAATATTACTGAATACGAAATTTTGCCCCGTCTTAGTCGCCGTATGTGATGTTAGAGTAACAAAACGATACGAAACGCCATCCAACTGTGATGAAAGCAGAACATAGCCTTTAGGAATTGTCAAACTTCCTGGTGTGGCATTGTCTGTCTGTACAGTGATGTTGACTATCGCCATAGGAGCTTTTACTGATCTTGGTGTATAGCCGACTCTCTTTGCGTGGGATACTACAGAATTTCTGAGTGATGCGCTATCCAAAAATGATTCGTTGGCGATCATATTCAGATAGTATGAGTTATAGTGTGTGTTGTATGCCAAAACATCCAACAAAATATTCAGGCCTGAACCCTCAAAATCATAGTCTTGAAATTCAGATTGTTGTCTTAGGAAGTTTCTAAGATTATTTTTTATAGAGTCAAAATCTAACTCTGTTACGTTTAGACGATCAGCCATTTTACCTGTCTCGCTGTAGGAAGAATTGTATTGTTATCGGTTCTGTTCTGTTGATTATTGTGAACGTCATGCCGACACTGTATGTGTTATTATCATAATTTGGAGACACAGATACTTCATCAACTGTAACTCTCGGCTCATAGTTTCTTAATGTCTCTACGATAGCTCGTTTGAGTGCTGATGCAGTAATTGTGTCCATTGGTTCAAACAACAGACTTCTCACACTTGAACCAATCTCCGGTTGAAACAACCTCTCATACCGAGAGGTTGAAATTAAATTTTTCACTGAGTTGATAACCGCCATATCATCGACATGTTTGTTAACGTCCTTTTTTATGGGATGTTTGGTGAATGCCAAATCCAGGTCTTTATACTGTCTTGTTGTTTTTGCGACTAATGTTGCCATGGCTTATTTATCAGGTGTTTGCTGAGATTTTTTGCTTATATCCATCTGTTCCTATCAAAGTATTGATCAAAAAGGATTGTGTATTTCCTACGTTCTCCAACTTATCAATACGACTGTAATCTTCAAGTAAGATTGATCCTTGCCTGAAGAAATTCCAATCATGAAGTCTACGTGTACTTAACATTCCACTAGCAGTTTGTAAATGTGATACTATTAAATTTGCGGAGGTGGACGAAATATTTGACACTACGTTGCTATTTACATCCAAATACAATGATGCATTTAGTGTAGGATAGTCGCCTGTAATAATTGTCAGATTCGCTGCAATTTCCTCACCGATGAACAAACTTGTCATATTGCCCAATACAGGTGATGAGTCTTGAATGCCATCGGTGTTATTGAGTAACATCAACAAATCTTGCCCCAATTGTACAGCAGAATCATAATCTGGGTATTCAATGACTGGAGAACCATCTTCAGGTACGGTAGCTTCAGCTTTAGTCACACCAGCAACATTTGATGTGTGTTGTTTGAATAACTCTATTTCCGTTAAAAGTGTATTTGCTGATGATGATAGTGCCGCACCATTTGCTGTATCATATGCAGTAATAGTCAACATAATATTATACAAATTTTGTGTGCTTGATTGTAGCTGATTGCACACATTCAAGACTGGATTTTTGTAATAATTTGTTACGACAATTGTGCCGTTAGCAAGATCATTTTTTTGCCATGTCTCTAGCGATACTGGTTGCGTGTTTAGAAAGTCTTTTGTGTTGTCGCTCAGAAAAATTGCGTCACCAAATTTACCTGTGTCAAAACTGAAACTCAATCTGTTGAATACGTTTGCGCCTGCCATTCAAATCTCCATTATAACATTTTACGCAAAGGTGTGGACGTTGGTCCCTTTGGCGCTTTATGTATGTGTGAATTATATTGTGTTCGCATAGTCATCATTGTTCCGAGGACGTCTTTTACCATAATACCCTGTATTAGTGGAGCCTTCACAGATACTCCTGCAGTGATATTCGTTGCCACGGTCGCAGACAACTGAGTTGCCACAGGAAATCCAATGGCTAGTCCACCCAACTCAGAAACAAATCCAAGCGGACCTGCTGTAACCTGTGTGCCCGCCTGAACTTTTGTCAATGCTGTGATGATATCTGCATAGACTGAACCAGCCACGTTCAGATCACCGGAAATATAAACATCATCGGGCAAGTTGAAATAAATGGAACCTGAAGGCGCTGGACTAGCTGGATTACCACAGTTGAAAGACATATCTTCATATGATTGGCGAACACTGTTTCCAATTACTGTTTGGGTATAATTACCACGAACTTCCTGCATTAGATTGCCGTCTATTCGTTCATACTTATCACCCTTGACATGGACAATTGAATCGCCATCAATAGTAATATTGCATACACCTTTTATCAATACGTTATTTTTACCAGCAACAATCTCATAGTTATCGCCGATAACTTTCGTTACCATGTCACCGTTGGACTGCATCTCAAAGAACGTTCCTACTCCATCGGTTTTTGCGCCACCATGTTGTAAGCGAATGCGCTCACGATTTTTGGTGTCATCCATTTCAAATGAATGACCTGACGTAGTTACTGTTGCGCGATTGAATGGATAAACTGGTGGATTTTCCACACTCGCTTCCGATTCTGGTTCTGTCCAGGAATTATCTGATGTTGGTTTTGTTGTCATATCAATTCAATTTTAGTCCGGCTACAGGATCTTTCAATGACGTAATCACTGTTACTGTTGTTGCTGCTTCCGTTGCTGCGGCCACGGCATTATTTACTGTATCCAGTGCTGACGATGCAACATCTTTTACTGATTCAGCAATGTCTTGTATATCAGATCCGAATGATGGTGTGTCTGATGTGGATGTGAATAAATCTGTAAAAGATTTTGTCAACGATTTCTGTAATTCAGACAAACAATCTTTCAATAGAGCAAGTGCTTTGGCAGGCAACGACAATATCCATTCAATCATTTGCTGAACTTTTGTTACAAATGAACTGAATACTTCAATTGCGTCATTGACTTCATCCAATATCTTTTTGATCTTTTTTGCCTCAGCTTTGATTGCTTTTGCTAATTCTGTCAGTCTTGAACTGGTGGCATCTGGTGTAAAACCTAGTGCATTCAGCACTGCGCGAATTGCTTTTCTGACAGCTTCAACCACGACACCATACTGCATTTTTACCCAGGCTGCCCCACGGCTCATTTCGGCTGAAATGTCACACACATGTGCTCTGCTATTGTTTGCTATATTTGTGGTTGTACCATTCATATCACCACGAATATTGGGCGCTGTTGTTGGTTGACCAGGTACATCCAGCGCAACAACAGCGGCTTTTTGTGGCATCAATTGTTGTTGCGCCGGTGTCAGTTGTGGTGAAAATCCTGTTGTATTATTCGTTGGTGGTGTTATGCCATTTAGTGAACCAGTGACAACAGGATTTTGTCCGTTTGTGCCATCAAGAAAGAAACCTGTAACCCAATCGCCTGGCATGGCGTCAATACTTCTATTTGTGTCTGAAAGTGGAAGTACTGTTTGTGCCCAAGGTAAAGAATCTGATGGAATAGCATTCAAGTCATCTGTGTGCCATCCGATGATGCGAACCTGCAAACGACCGAGTTTGAGTGGATCAAAAACGTTTTCAACAACTCCTATCCACCAAACATAACCATTCATTCCTGCGTAATTGTTTTCCATATTATGCTGCGCTCACCTGTTCTTGTGTATTTTGATAAATTCTACCTCTGTTTGTGGAATCTGTCACGACTTCCATAACAGTTTCATGTTTCTGATATGTTATGATGTGTCTAGTCGCAACGATTAGATATTTTCCATCAAGAGAATGATCTGTGTTATCCGCACCTTTTGCTTTTTCCGATCTTACGGGCAATTTCAAATTTGCCATCAAACCGGAAGTCAAATCAAAGTTGCCTGGCATGACTATTTTCATTCTCATATTCATCAAATTTTGCATCATGGCTTCACGTTGCAGTAGATAGTTATATGTATCATCTTCCAAATTAGCTAATGTAGGATCATTCTCTGTAATGTAAGGACTGTTTGAAGAGAATGCTGTGATCGGATATAAAATCTTCTTTGAACCAAACATCTCAGTATTTTTGAATCCCTGCTTGTTTGTTATTGATCCTATGTTTGCTGTTTTATTTGCATGATTTGATTTCTTGTACAGTGAGTCAAAATCAACGATCTTATTTGCAACTGTTCTGGTGTTGATATCAAAACCAGTGAATGTTCCCGCATAGACACCAGCTCTAATGTTTTTATTCATGTCAAACTGGGTAACAACTTCATAGTGCATCGCACCCATAAGTTCACCACTAGGATCAAATAAATTCTTTGGCTGAAAGTTTATATTATGAATCACAGGTCTAGCTAATAGAGTGGATGTTGTTACG